CACCATATTCTTTAATAGATTTCATAGCTTCTTTTTCATTTTTCCATGAAAGCTCTTTTGGTATTAAATCTTCACCTGTCATAGCTTTTATACAAGCATTAGAAAATTTACAGCAGTCCCATGTTCCCCATTTGAAACCTTTAAACATATTGGTTTCAATAAATTCATTAAATAGTATTTGCCAATCTGTTTTTTTTACTATCATTATCTTATTTTTGTTGGTGGTTTATCACTACCACTACCACTATTACCACCCATTCCACCTGAATTAGATGATGATCTTCCCCATATAATTTCTTTATCCTGTAAAGACTGCACTCTATCAAAACAAGTATCGCCATCACTTATATATTGTTGTGATTCTTTGGTATATCTAAGGTTAGATGGTCTTTGTAAGTCTATAAGCCTATTTTCTGCATCCACGCTAATTGTAGAGCCATTAGGGTCATCATTAATTGTCATAGACTGCATACGCCCTTTAAATAAAGTCATAGTCCCTGCAACGGTGTCTGTACCACCTGAAAGGTAGCCAAGATATACAGTTATAAATCTATTTTGATAGTTTTCGGTAAGTGCTAGATCTAATACTGTAGCATCCATACCTGCTAGTGAAACAGATAAACCACTGGATTTTAATTCTAGGGTATCTTCTATATTTGATATGCTTAAAAGAGTACCTGCACCAGTATAGGTATTACCATCAATAGAAATATTATAATCACCACTCCAAACATATAAAGTATCTGTATCAAATTCAGCTTTAACTGCTAAAAATAGAACTTGGTGATCAGCTTGTAGATATTTGACGATATCACTATCTATACCACCTCTATTTGACATTTAAACTACCTCAATACATGAAAAAGACATTCCATAATTAGATATATTGTCTGCATCCCAGTCAACATCTTTAGTTGTTAATCTAAACATGCCTTTGGGTGATGCAAACCTTACTAGATGATTTTCTGTAATAGCAGTTCTTAATTTAGGTTGTATTTTTACACCATAAGTATCTTCACCACTTATAACATTTAGTGTCGCATCCTCTGTAACCATTACATACTGCACAGGATTTTGCCCTGTAGTAGAACTAGCTGAAATTTGTAAGTAATCACCTTTTTTTATAGTACCTGTAGCACTATTACTACTTGCAGATAAATTTAGACCTGTAGAACCCTTTTGATTGGATTTAATAGTACAAGCTGTTCTATTTAGGTCTTCTGTTAATGTAATTGTGTTTTCAGGCTGTACTGTGAGTGTGTATGAATTAGCTTTTGCAATTATTTTATGTGTTCCATTGTTTTCAGGAAACCTTGAACCTGTTACAGAAATAAAATCACCAACTAAAGCATTTGCAAAAGGTGTAGTGTTGCTAGGTGCTTCTATTGTGTTATCCACTTTAAAATCTAATTCTATATTTGCTGTTTGGTTAATTCTGTTCTTAGCCTTAAGATCATCTGCATTATATGTGCCTTGATTAACTAAAGCATCAGGGTCTGCAAATTTAAATTGATTGACCATACCGTTACACTCTAAAAGAAAAGATTGCCAATTTTTAGCTACATCTCTTCGCATAGGTGGAAGGCTTACAACTGCTTCCCAAAATACACCGTCATATTCTTGTGTTCTTATTTTTCCTGTATATGGAGAAGCTACAGTTCCTATAGTCCTTACTAATTTAAAATTACTTCTAACAAAGTTAGGAGTATTTGGCATTGTTACTAATTTACCCACCGACTAGACTCCTTCTAAAGTTACCACCACGCATTGCTGATTCTTGTACTGCCGCTTTAGTTACATCTGCTATCTGTGGCATCATCTTTGTAACCTCTGCTCTTACAGTAGGTACTATGCCTGTTGCAAAGCTTATAGTTTGATATATGTTTACTGGTGTACCTCCACCCATAGCATTTTTGGTATTCATATTATTCATAATAGTGCCACCAGTATTAGGTACAAATATTTCAGCTCCCCTTTCACCAACTAAAGTAGGCGTACCACCTTGTATAGTCCCACCACCTGCTTTGCCCATACCCATACCACCACCCGTGCCTGTGCCTGTTCCTACACCACCTTTAGGTGTTGACATACCAAATGAACCTAATATTGCATCTACTATAGGTTGTATAACCATTAGTTCCATAAATGCTGATATAACTGCTTGTACTACGTTTTGTGCAAAACTCTTAAATGATTCTAAAGCACTTTCACCATTAAGTAGTGCATCTGTAAGATCATTAGAAAGGCTTGATGCTAGTCCTTCTATTTCAGAACCTATTTGTGCTAAAGCTTTTCCATAAGGACCGGTAGTTTCTAAAAATTCTCTTAATTTTGCTGTAGCTTGTTCTTGTGTTAACACCCCTTCTGCCATAGATTCGTTAAGAGCTTTATAAATTGTATCTAACTGACCTATGTCACCAGTTGCTTCTTTAAAAACATTATTTAAAATATCTAGGGCATCTGTTGATTCTTCAACTTGACCTATTTCTTCTTTTAATAAACCAAGACTATCAACAACTGCTCCAATCTGTTCTTCTGTTAAGCCATAAAACTTTAACAATTCAGTTTTATCTTCAGATTGTAATATTTCATCAATTAATGCTAATTGTGCATTGATTTCTTTTAGTGGGTCTTCTGCATCTTTTGCTAATTTTTGTAGAGGAGTTAAAAATTCTATAAATTTTTGTTCAGGTGTAAATTCACCTGTTTTTTTGTCATCATCTTTTTTTTCTAATTTTAGTTGTCTTTCTGCTTCTATTCTTGCATTTATTTTTTTATTTACTTGTTCAAGTAATTTTACTTCACGTTGTAAAATTTCTAATTCCATTTGATCTTCAACAGTGAAATCTACTGGTGGAAATGTGCCATCTTCTGACTGTGTTTTCAATTGTAATAATTTATTTATATCTTTGGTGTATTCTCGTATGATATTTCTTGATAATTTCAACTGGTCAACATCAGAAAGTTTGTCTGTTTTACCAGTTCTGTCCTCAACTATATCGCCAAGTGTTGCTTGACCTGTTGCTACTCTTACTGATCTTGCAGACTCATTTGCAAACGCTGTTAATCTATCTGTAAGTTTTTTTAACCTATCTCCTAAACCACCTGTAAAAACTGCATCTGCTAATTGTTTAAAAGCAATACCCATATTTGATGCTTTGGTAGAAAGATTATCCATTTTATTAGTCATTGCACCACCAAACTGCTTATTCAAAGCCGCAACTAATGTGTCTATCATTGTTGCCGCACCTTCTGTGGTTTTACCAAATTTTGTCAACTCTTCTTTGGTCATGCCTAATTCTGTTGTGAGAATTTTTAAAGCAGGTATACCTCTCTCGTCTAATTGATTAAGTTCTTCTAAGCCTAATCCACCTGAAGCGGCTCTTTGTGTAATTCTTACTAACGCTTGAAACGCACCTAATTGATCTACTGAGGTTGAAGCTGTATCTGCGAATGTTTGTAGCATATCCATGCTAGGTTCAACACCTACTGCTTTTAATTGTATAAAGGCTTTAGTAACATCTTCAATTTGAAAAGGTGTTGTTTGTGCAAAAGTAAATATTTTTTGCATTGCTTGTTCACCCTGATCTATTCCACCAAATACAGTATTAATAGAATCTCTAAGGTCTTCAAACCCCATACCAACTTGTGCTATTTTGCTAATAGTTGCACCTACAGCCACTAATGCACCTGTTACAGCTAAAGCACCAACCTTAGCTTTTGACATAGCACCTGCCATACCACCAAAAGCCGCACCACCTGCAACTCCAGTAGTTTTTAATTTACCTTGTACTTGTTTTAAATCTTTTTGTAATTGCTTAGTATCAGCTTTGATTTGAACTACTAACTCATCTATAGGTTTACTCATCAGGATATAACTCCATTAGTTCGCTAAGACGATCACTGGTCATAGGCTTATCTTTATCTTCTGAACCACCATTAAATTCGGTAAATCCATCTATAGCCATATAGATTTCTTTTGGGCTAGATTGCCAAAAATCATTAGTAGACATACCCATCATGCCAACACAAATAGAAAAGTATCGTTTGATGGGTAGGGAATCACTAGTTAATCCCCCTGTTCTTGCTTTCCCTCGTCTGCTTCTTCCTCTGAATCATCAGTTAGAGATTGTGCAATTAAGTTAGCAACTGCGGCTGTTGCTTTTACTATTCCTGCATCTTGTACTATTTTTACTACATCTTTTCGTTGAAAATCATTACCACCACCTCTTAGGGCAGGTAATAATACATGGATTACCTCTGACATTCTTATATCAGCTTCACCCATTTTTGTAGCAAGTTTTATAATTCCACAATCACATGCATCTTCAATTTGAATAATTGCATCAATTGTTAATCTAGCTTTATATTCTTTATTAGCTAAGTTAAGTGTGGTTTCACCCTTTAGTTTGTTTGTCATCTGACTTCTTCTCCTTTTTAGGTTTACTTGCCTTTGCAAGATTTATGGTTAATAAATTATCTCTTTCTTCAACAAATGATGATAAAACTAAAAATTCCTTTTTATCAACTTTTACTTTTTCACCAACTTCTATTAGGTTTTCTAGACATAGTTGGGATTCATCATTTTTTAAAAAAGCATTAATCTTTTCGTTACCTAGATCAAGTTGTACTTTATTCCAAGACATCTTATGAAGTTGCTACTACTATAATTCCTGCTGATTCAAAGCTAACAGAATAAGTGGCTTCTCCATTATATTCACCTGCATATTCTAAAGATGTAACTTGAAACTTACCTGTAAACTTGAAAAAATTTGGTATAAAAAATTCAAAATCTTCAAATTCAGGTACGTTAGCTGTTGTACCATTATCAGCAAAATGTAATTGATTTATATATGCATCTTTTAAAAGACCTTCAGTAGTGCTATCAGTAAAAACTCCTGAGCCACTGATGCTGATGCTATTAACACCACCACCTGCTAAAAGTGTTCTATATCCTGAAGAGTCTTTATTTGTAACATCTACTGATTCATCATTTAATGTTATTGAAGATGATCTCAAACCTCCAATAGTAGTTTGTGTACCACTACCATTGTCTATTTTTATTAAGACCTCTTTACCTTTTTGTGCCGCCATTTTTATCTCCTATTTATAAAATTAGTTAGTTCCTAATATTATTGCTCGGAATCGCATGACTCCATGTCTAGTAACACCGTCTGGGTCTCTCATTATATCACTAAATTCAAATCTTAAATTTATTAGATTAAATCCAGTAACGCTTAGATTACTATCATGCAATAAATCGTGAATTCTGTCCATTATTTGTTTTGTTTCTTTAGAGCCTTTGTACTGTGACCATATATGAATATTTATAGTAGTTTCACCACCATTAATGTCTTTTGTACCATAATCAATAGCTGTTTCTTCTCCTAATGCTACAAAAGGATATGTAGCACCCTCTGTAACCTCGTCATATACACCTGCACCTAAAGTTGATGTAAGTGTATTATCACTAGATAGAGTGCTGTATATGGTGGTTTGTAATGCAAATTGACCAATACTCATTTCAATATGCCTTTTCTAAATAATGCTTCTATCTTTCTTTTATTCTTTTCTAATGCAGGTTGCATAAAGGGTCTTTCAGTCATATTAGTAGTACCAAACTCTAAATGCTTTGAATATGGTGCAGATGAAATTATTTGACCAATCACTGTACCATTGGGTTTTACATCTACATCCATTGTTATGTTACTAGCTAAAAATCCTGTATCACTTGCAGGTGGTTCATTAGGTGCAGATGCTGTATGTGTTCTTCTAGGCTCGTACTTTTCGTAAGTCCTACCTGTTCCACCTGATAAAATACTTTTTTTAGCATCATTATGAACCATCAATGTTCCACGAGTTACATATTCTTTGACTTTATTATCTGCAAGTCTTTTATTTAGTTTTTTATTAAAAGCCTTTAATTCAGTTATCTTTAAATCAATACTCACGTTGCTATTCCTTGTTCACAAAGAAGTTTAAGGAATCTATCCCTTTCATCAACATTAATAATAGCCCTAATATTAAATAACTTATTATCAAAACTAATCCTAGAAGCGTTAGTAATA